AAACATTTGGCACGATAATGTTAAGTTTGCATCACTTATTATGGATCCAAATTCTATTGTAGATACTGATTATTATTATGAAGAACTATACTCAGAAGATGACAATTGGATAACATTTCCTTGGGAACAATGAAAAATATTATTCCATCACAACTTGAACAAGAAACACATTTATTAGAATATTATGCAGGAACATATGGAGATTATGTTTCTGGTATTATATCTTATTCGATAGAAGACTTCTATGATAATTATGCTCATATGCCTGACGGTGATAGGTATTGGGAAGCAAATAATTCTCTTGTAAGAAGGAATAGATATGCATTGAGTCTTAGAGGCGGTGGGTATGAACATGTAGAGAATTATACAGACTTCATGTTGTCTCATAAAATATGGTTAGAATTTCAGCCTCATTATGATAAGATGCAACCAAAAAAAGTATTGTTTAATACACACCCAACATTTGGGCACGGTGATAATCCTGTTATTTATAGAACGATTACGAATAAATTTAAAAATACTAAAACAAAATTCTTAGCAATACCATTAGAGTTTGATGCTATATTTAAAGTTGCATGTAATGAATATTACACAAGTAGAATTCATGACTCAGATACAGATTTAGAAACTTTCTTTGGCGTTTTTAGTTCTCAAGTAGACAAACAAAAAGGCGCATTAGAATGCATACCAAAAGAAAAATTATTCATTATTGAAGATATAGATAAACTGTCTGCAAAAGATATAGTTTTATATGGTGATGTAAATAGAGAAAAGTTTGAAGAATACAAATCTAATTACAATACAGAAAAAATGGATTTGCTAAATTGGTATACGAAAAAATTATATAAAGAAACGAAAACAAATAATCCAAACTTCATTAAGGCTTTGGAGGATTATCTACATAACTCTTAAGCAATTTTCTATCGACATAAGGTCTTATATTGTGCTTTTGTGTTTCTGATATTTTATAGTCTATCTCTTGTATATGTAAATTTTTGTAGTCAAACTGCCTTATATATTCTAAAAATGGATAGTAGTCGCTATCATATTTCCCGTAAAGGTAATCTACTCTAATATTTGGATATTCATTTAAGAATCTAAAAGGGTCTAGAATTTCAGATTTGATGTTTAGTTTTTTGTACCCCCAACCTTTTATCATTGATATAATAGCAACATCAGTCATATCTAAAGTTTGGTCTGATAACTCTATTGGTCTATTATGCCATTTCATATAACGTTTAACCCATGGTGAATGATCCCAGGAATATGTAGTTTGTCCACCAGTAACAAGTACATTTGTTACAATATCTTTTAGATGATATGCAATGCTTACTGCACTACCGGCATGTTTTGAATCCGCATAGATGATAACGTTTTTATAATCTTTCTTTATATACTTTCGTATTTGATTACACGTTTTTTCTTGTGTATCATTATCTTTGCTAACACCAAGAATCATTGCACTAGGATATAGACTTTCTGGAAATCTAAAAGGGTCTTCATTGACAATTAGTAAGTCAGTGTCTAAATTTATTATTTTATCACTAACATTTGTTAGAGGGCTTGTTAGTCTACCTTCGTGTCCTGCAAAACTAGTTAGATTTATTATAAGAGTATCATACTCTTTGTCTGTCTTTTTCCAACACATCGTAAAGTCTTTGCTTACATTTTCGAAACGTTCTTCATCGTAAGTATGCACTACATTTTTAAATGTGTTATAACTGCCCTCATTGACTTTGCAAAGATATGTTTTTTGAACTTCTTTTTTAAATATTTTAGTATATATATCGGTATCAGATAAAGATTCTAGTTGCTTTACTTTATCATACATTACACGTTCATGTAGAAAGTAAATGTCTATTTCATTATCTAAATCTATATCCAGACCACGCATATGTATTATCATCTAATACCCGCCTTCGTTTTCTTTTACGTGTTCATAGAATGGTGCTAGTTTGAAATTCTGTGTGATACGACCTCTTCTTATACTTCCGGGATCCGGTATACCACCTTCATTGTCTGTATCCCAATTTGTTATTTTTACCCATCGACCTCTATTTAATAGTTTATTACCCTCTCTTAATGGGAATAAGATGCTATTCTTTTCGATGAATTTATTATAGTAAGGTACACCGTGAAAGCTCCAAATATAGTCCTCTGAGACATTAAATTGGTCTGCACATAGTTTGACTAGCCCATCTAATTTAATGTTGCCATCTGCGTCTTTTTGATATCTTCCAATCTGTCCAACGTTTTTAATTCGCATCATTATGTTTCTAATTTTTTCACGTTCAATAAGTTCATTTAATCTTGCAGGAGCCTCATAATTAATTTCTGGAACGATAATTGTACCTGTGTTTAAGTTCATTTTTCTATCGACTACGTTACGTAGTGCTTTTAGTTTTTTAGTAGCACAACGCATTTCATCAATTTGTTCATACCAATCGTCATTATCTACTCCATTAAGGCTTAGTGTGACACTTCTCAATCCTGCTTCAAATAGCTTATCTAAATATTTTTTATGAGATAATCTTAGGCCATTTGTTACTAATGTACAACTATGCTTTCTTCCATTAGTTCTACCATGCTCATATACTGCACGAATAAATTCTGCACATTGGGGTGCAACAGTTGGTTCTGCACCGATAATACGTATAAATGCTCTACCACCTAATTTACTCATAAAGTCTTTAAACTTATCCAAATCCATATCAGGAATATCACGTCCAGGAATGTAACAGTTCTTGCAGGTCATATTACATTGATGCGTAATGTCTGCAAAAATATCTGCAAATGTATTGTCTTCTGGTTCTGTTATTTTATATTGGAATAATTCCTGAGCCATATATGGTTTCCTTAATTGACTAAATATATGTATATATTTATCTGGAGAAAAAATGAATAAAGGACAAGCAATAGTACTGTTTCATCATGTAGTTTTAGCGATTGGTATTTACTTATATGGTTTTAATATTGGTTGGGCTATCGCTATTTTCTTTGCGAGTATGGCATGGACTAAATTTGTAGGTAGCGATATTATGCACTATTACTTTGGACATGGCAAATATGAGGACTCAGTAAAAGGATACTTATATACATTTCTGACTTTGGCAACAGGTCTTGGTTCTCCAATTAGTTTTGCGGCTTCTCATAGACAACATCACAGACACACAGACACAGAAAGAGACCCACATTCACCTAAACACATAGGCTGGCTAAGAGTGTACTTTTTAGATTGGAAATCTCAGAGTATACACCCTAGATTAATTGCAGACTATGTGCGTAGCAAATTTCAAAAGCGGATGCATAAAAATTGGTTTTATCTGCAAATATTATTGATATTAATTGTGGCGTTAATAGAATTTAAAGCATTATGTTTTGTGCTTTCTCCTTTCGTAATCTATACATTTCACTCAGGGTCTATGCAAAATACATTAGGACATCTTGAAGGTAAACCATATAATGCTTGGTTTTTATTACCTTTTATGCCATGGGCGTGGGATCATGGCGACCATCATAGTTATAAACACAAAAATTAACTATTGACATTCATACACTTTTTAGTATATAATATAAAGAAATAGGTGTAGATATGGCTGACATGTTAAGGCATTCAAATGTCAAAGAAAGATTAGAAAGACTTAGAAAGTTAAGTGGTAAGATTGAACATCTTAGGCGATTTCATAGTGACTTTGAAAACAAAGAATTCTTAGACTGGACATGTGTTTCTCATGAAAATATCAACTACGAAAAAGTTATGATAGAGGGTGCTGGACATATAACACAGTTGGTAGATTGGTGTAATAGTCATTTACAAGACCATTATGTTGCATATCAAGGTAAGTTTTATTTTAAGAATGATAATGATGCCGCATACTTTACAATGTATTGGAAATGATGTATAATAAAAAAATGAAAGTACAAACTGATATAGATATTGATGTTATCGATAGAGATAGTGTGCTAACACATTTTCGACACATAACAGCAAGTATAAAAAAGAAGAATGAATATACAAAACATAATAGTGGCGTGTATCTTCAACCTATACCCTTTGATCCAGTTAGTGGACTTTCAAGTATAGAATATAAAGAAGCAGAGGAACGTGGATACTTCAAGTTAGATTTTCTTAACAACAGTTTGTATGAAGGCATACAAGATGAAGCACATTTAGATAAACTTATTGCAAAAGAACCTATTTGGGATTTATTACAACATGCGGATGTAGTTAAAAATCTTGCACATGTTCATAATCATTTAGATGTTTTAAAAGTAATGAAGCCTCAAAGTATTGAAGAATTAGCAGAAGTACTAGCAGTCATTCGTCCTGCTAAAAGGCATTTACTTAATGAAAGTAAAGAAACTATCAGTAATGAAGTATGGAAGAAACCAGAAGATGATAGTTATTTTTTTAAGAAAGCACATGCGTTTGCATATTCAGTCAGTATCGTAGTTCAGCTTAATCTATTTTGCGAACAAGTTGAACAGAACGCCTCTTGATACGTTTTTGAATAATATTTGATAGACTAGTCGCAGGACCCCAAAGAACCTCAGTGTCCTTAGAATTCATATTTAAAATCCAATTTTTATACTGGCTTATTTGATTTCCAAGAAATAAATTTATAGGCATGAGTCTATTTGATTCCCACCACCATTGTTCACCAAGTTCGATAAATTTCTTTCTTAGTTCTGGAGTTGGTATTGCTTCAAAATTATACATTGAAGTTATTACTTGGTCAGAGTTTATTATAATGCCTAGATGCTCTGTAAATTCTTTTTTATTTCCGTATCTCACGTATGAGAAGAACGGATAATTCTCTTGCATCCATTGTTGCTTTTCAGTGTCCATCGTTGTATTTAGTCAATATCTTTTCTGTCATTCCCAGGAGTTCAAAATATCTCTCTGGTGGTTTATCTAATTTATTTAATTTTCTATATATCTTGCACCATTCTATGTATATTGGAGTTGGTTCTAAGTTAAAAAAATCATGTACTTTGTTATTAATTATATCATTATGTGATATGATACTACTATTACTTATCTTTAGGAATTTTACTAATTCTTCATAACTCTTTTTTCTAAAAATTAGTTCTTGTTTTATCTTGCTTTCTCTGTATTTTGGATTTTTCGTACTATTAAAATACATACTCCATGCCATATCTTCATTAGTGGTATTAAATATCCAGTAAATTTTATCCCACGTATGGTCATATAGATTTTTTAATATATTATCTCGTTCTTGAATAATTTCTTTTACTCGGTGCATATCGTTATATTTTACTTCAAAAGGGTCATGAGTTATTTGTATATCTACGTTTGAATTTAATATAGTACTATCAAATATTTTCATTTTCTTTTGTAACTTATACTCATACTCTATATTATACTGCCATTGACTGTACATTAGAAGTCCATTTCTTCTGTTATGATGTAAATTTTTCCACCTCATGAGGTCCATTAAAATTGATATATCAGGATTAGGAAAAACTTGGCCGTTTGGTTTAATCCAAAATAACCATATATCATTTAGTATTAGTTTATTTTCTTCTATACGCAATTCATGATTTGGATTTTTCAGTATCCATAAACAGCTTCTTAGAAAGTCTCCACCTGTGGCACCATTATAGTTTATTAGAACCTTTTCCATAATACTATTTAGATAAATACATATATGATAAACTTCAATATGTATCAGTATGAAAGAGATATTGAAATTGCTTGTGTCGATGGTGACAACACAAGCACTATGACAAGTTACCTGGGGAATATGCCAATGTATGATGGAACACACAAATTGCATAAGGGTATAGATAATACTCTTAGATTTAAAATAAAAGACACTGATAGAAAGCCTATCGATTTAACAAATAAAACTATTATATGGAAAATGTATGATAGAGAGTCAAGAGAAAACGTACTATTCAAATACCTTACTGTCACCAACGCATCTAAAGGTATGGCATCACTTACAATTCAAACGTCTGATACAATCATGCTTCCTCAGGGATTTTATCAGTTTGCGATGTACACTGTAGAAAATGGAGTAGAGCAAATTATATACACCGATACGTATGATAATGCCAAAGGCACAATCGAAGTAATTGACGATGTTTATCCAGAGTTCGAACCGTCACAAGTATGTGAAAACTTCTTTAACGATGGTACTTACTTTATTTCTACTGCATTTAACGGATCAGGCGAAACATCGAAATCTAAATCAGTACATACTATTGCTATGTACTTTGATAATTTTTCAGGTACAGTTGAGATACAGGGCGATTTAAGTGAACAACCAAGTAGTTCTCAAAGTGACTGGTTCTTAATTTCTCCTGAACTATTTTCTAATCCAACAATCACTGTCAACAATGAGACAGGCGTACAAGCATTTGTACTTAAATCAAATGTAAACTGGATTAGAGTAAGATACACTGCGACAAGTGGATCTATCAAAAAAGTTCTACTAAGAAACTAATATTACACTTGACTTTCGGGCTGTAGTTTGCTATTATACTACTATGGACCTTCAACAAGTAATATATACACATATACCTGGTAAGAATAAACAATCTAGTGGTGGTTGGACTAGCTTCAACTGTCCTTGTTGTGTTGACGAGGGTGAACCTCGTTTAGATACTAGAATGCGTGGGGGTGTTCGTAGCGACGGCGATTCCATATCATACCACTGTTTCAACTGTGGATTCACTGCAAGTCATCGTCACGGAAGAATACTTAACAAGAAATTTTTGAAACTCATGCGTAATCTTAATATTTCTGAGAGTGATATAAAGCGTTTACAGTTAGAAGCTATCCGTCAGAAAGAATTGTCTGAAGGTCCATCCCTATTCATTTCAAAAACACAAGTTACTAGGATACCTAGTTATCCTGAATGTGAGTTGCCAGAAGGTTCAGAAGATTTAGAAGTTATCTTAGCAAAAGATAATCCACCAGAAGGTGCCATCTTTGCAACAAAGTATTTGATAGATAGAGGTGTGTTTGACCATATAGATAATGCATACTGGTCCCCTCATATGAATTTTAAAAACAGAGTTATATTTCCTTTCTATCAAGGTGATAGGATAGTTGGTTATACTGCACGTGATATTACAGGTAAATCTGCATCAAAGTATATTACAAAGTCACCAAAAAAGTTTCTACATAATGCAGATAGAATTAAAACAAGTCATAAATACTTAATCGTATGCGAAGGTATAATAGATGCTATTGCATTAGATTGTATTGCGATTACAAGTAACGAGGCTTCACAGGATCAAATTGATTATATTAATCAGTTTAAAGGAGAAGTGATTGTTTGTCCGGACAGAGATAAAGCTGGAGAGAAATTAATTAAACAAGCACAAGAAAATGGTTGGAGTGTATCTTTCCCTATGTGGGAAGATGATATAAAAGATGCCGCAGATGCAATTCAACGTTATGGTAAACTATATACTCTCAAAAGTATTATAGATGCACGTATAAGTAACAACACTAAGATTAGTGTAAAAATGAGAATAGGATAAAATAAAAACATGAAAAATGATAAACCAATTATTCCACTACCAAAAGAACAACCCAAAATGCCTGCTCCCCCACCCCCTCCGATGCCGCCGGCACCACCCAAGCAACCAGGCGAGTATAGCAAAGATAATGGTATTCTTTTCATGGACAAGGAATTTAATCAAGACAACTGTATGCCTTTGGTAAAAATGATTATTGAATACAATCTTATGCCAAAAGACAAAGCACCAGAAACTATTCACTTGTATATCAATTCACCTGGTGGGTTTGTAGACAGTTGTATGCATCTAATTGATACAATCAAACAGTCACGTATTCCAGTTTATACATACGGTATGGGTTCTATTGCAAGTTGTGGAGTTATGTTGATGATGTCTGGTGTAAAAGGTCATCGTTATCTTACACAAAACACTGCGGTCATGTCACATGAGTTCTCAGGTGGAACAAAAGGACAATACCATGATATGGTAGAAAGCCGTAAGCATATGGACTGGACCAATGAAAAATTAATGGAACATTACATTAAATGTACAGGCAAAACGAAAGCATATATTCGTAAGAACTTGTTAGCACCTAAAACAGACCATTGGTTAACTCCAGAAGAAGCAATCAAGCACGGTATCGCTGACAAATTAATTACTACTTACTAACAGTTTTCTATTGACTATTGCAAATAAATTTGCTATTATAACAGTATTAACTGTAACATAAAGGTGAGGTCTATGAAGATTATAGCTGGTAACAGTAACAGAGATTTAGCGGAAAAGATTGCTGAACATTGTTTTACTGATATTGTCCCGTCTGATATTAAAACTTTTGCAGATGGAGAATGTAGTGTAGAATTTTTTGATAACATCAGAGGTGAAGATGTTTTCATCATACAAAGTACAAGTTCACCAGTAAATGATAATTTAATGGAAATGATGGTCATGATTGATGCGGCTAAACGTAGTTCAGCCAAACGTATCACTGCCGTTATTCCTTATTTTGGTTATGCAAGACAGGATCGTAAGAGTGCATCACGTACTCCTATTACTGCAAAACTTGTTGCTAATCTTATTACTAAATCAGGTGCAGATAGAATCTTAACAATGGATTTACATGCTGGACAAATTCAAGGCTTCTTTGATATACCCGTTGATGATTTAACAAGTAGATTAGTTTTTGCAAGAGATATCAAAAAACAACTTAATGTAGATGAAGAACCAATTGTATTTGTTTCTCCAGATGCTGGTGGTACAGTAAGAGCAAGAAAGTTTGCTGATATGTATCATGCCAATTATGCTATCGTTGATAAACGTAGACCAGAAGCCGGTAAAGCAGAAGTAATGAATTTAATTGGTGAAGTAAAAGGACAACATGCAATTCTTGTAGATGATATTGTTGATAGTGGTGGAACCCTTTGCAATGCGGCTCAGGCAATTTTAGATGCTGGCGCTCTGAGTGTACGAGCATATATTACACATGGTGTTCTAAGTGGTGAAGCATGTAAGAAAGTTGAAAAGAGTGTACTAGAAGAATTAGTTATCACAGACAGTATTGAATTTAGATGTCCTAGTGATTGTAAAAAGACAAGAACAGTTTCAATTTGTGGGTTGTTAGGTGAAGCAATCAGACGAGTTAATAATGAAGAAAGTGTTAGTAGTCTGTTTAAAGCGAAAGTACATTAGTATTATGAAAATTAAATTAGATTTAACTAAGATTAATAGTAGATTACACTGGACAACACTTTACAGTGAAAAACTATTATTAGCAGTAATTGGATTACTAACAATGCTTGCCGCAGGTATGGATATTTTTCATATGGTGAAAAACTTAAAAGTAGAACTAGGTGACTTGTTCTTACTTTTCATTTATGCAGAGATTGTTGGTATGGTAGGTGCATTCTATATCAGTAATAGAATACCTGTTACTTTACCTATCATCATTGCCATGACGGCACTTTGTAGATTAATTGTACTTCATTCGAAAGAAGCAGACCCGTGGATGCTTGTTGCAGAAGCAGGTGCTATTGCAGTATTGGCAGGAGCGGCATATCTTATGAGTTTAAAAGATAAACTTAGTTTAGAAAAAAAGTTTTTAAGAGAGAAGGATAAGGATTGACATTTACCATAAGAGAGAGTAGAATATAAGAATGTCCGATATAAAAGATTATAGTTCAGATTTACAAAAATTGTTTGTGCAATTTATGATATCAGATCCAGAGTTATACTCTAGGGTCCGTAGTATTGTAAAGCCTGGTTATTTTGATAGAAGTATAAGAAAAGTAGTTGATTTATTAGTTGACCATTCAGAAGAATATGCAACTATTCCTACTCCTGAAATTATTAAAGCACAAACAGGACAAGACATTGAGAAAGTAGACAATATTAGTCAACACACAGATTGGTTTATCGATGAGTTTGAAACATTCTGTAGACATAAATCAATAGAAAAAGCAATTATTGATAGTGCAGATTTGCTTGAAACAGGTAAGTATGGTGAAGTAGAACTTAGAATTAAAGAAGCAGTACAAACTGGACTAGCACGTTCATTAGGTACAGATTATTTTGAAGATCCTAGAGCAAGACTTGAAAAACTAAAAGATAACAATGGTCAGATTACGACTGGTTGGAAAGTACTAGACGATAAATTGTATGGCGGAATAAATCGTGGCGAGATTACAATCTTTGCAGGCGGATCTGGTGCAGGTAAATCTTTGTTCATGCAAAATATGAGTTTGAATTGGGCAGAAGCAGGATTAAACTGTGTATACTTTACACTTGAACTTTCAGAAGAATTATCAAGTATGCGTATGGATGCAATGCTTACAGATAGAAGTACAAAAAGAATTTTTAAAGAATTAGATGATGTTGAATTAGCAGTTAAAACTAAAGGTAAAAAGTCTGGCATGTTAAGAGTAAAGTATCTTCCATCAGGCTCTACAGTTAACGACTTGCGTTCTTATATTAAAGAATTACAAATACAAACTGGCAAACGAGTAGATTGCATGTGTATCGATTATCTTGATTTGTTAATGCCAGCAACTAAAAAAGTTTCGGCTGGAGATTTGTTTATTAAAGACAAATATGTAACAGAAGAAATTCGTAACTTTGCAATGGAAACTGAAAATGTCGTAGTAACTGCATCACAGTTAAACAGAAGTGCAGTTGAGGAAATTGAGTTTGACCATTCGCATATTGCTGGTGGTATCTCTAAAATTCAGACTGCGGACAATGTTATTGGTATTTTTACAAGTCAAGCAATGCGTGAACGTGGACAATATCAGTTACAATTACTAAAAACTCGTTCATCAAGTGGTGTAGGAAGTAAGATTAATCTGTTATTTGATAGAGATAGTTTGAAGATTACAGATGATAATTCAGAAGGTTTTGACGATGGTGATGGTACACAAACATCATCTACGTTAAATATCATGGATAATTTAAGAAAAAAGACTACAGTAGTCGCAGAAACCCAAGAAAAATCCGAAGAACAAACAGATGTTGCAAAAGACTTAAGAGCAATGTTGAAGACCAAAACACGTTCTCCTTTTGATGAAAACTGATAAATACAGTAGAACGGAGAAATACCAATGGATAAACCTAGAAAAAGTCTCTTTGAAGAACTAAATTCTTTAGCGTATTCTAATGAACGTGAAAGATTTGTAGAACAAAAAGGAGAAAATATCATTTCAGGTGCATTAAATCTTATTGAATTCATTAATCGTGAATTCGATGAAGATGACGCTTTAGATTTACAGAAACGACTTGTTAATAGCATTCGTTCTGGTGATATTCGAAAGTTTAAACGTGGTATAAACAGTGTTAAGGCTAAGAAGTAATGGATTTTGAGAAACAATTACAAAGATTAAAAGTACTATCTGGTATATATAAGCCATATCTTCCCGAGGAAACTCAGCAAGAGAATATATCTTATACTGGAACTGAAAAATCTAAACTACAAAAAAAGCACAATATACAACCTGGCACAGACGAATGGTTTAAGCTATGGTTTGCTAAGCCTCATTTAACCGGTGAAAGACCTCTTGGGGATAATAAATGAAAGTAAAAGATATTTTAGGTAAAGGCAGAGAACGTAGATTTAGAGGTCCAAGAAAACCACGTCTAAAACAAGTTGGCTTCCATAAAAAGATGAAAGGCTTGTTAGATGCAGATTTACAGGAAGAAGATAAGAACACACACTTAGACCACGCAGAAGAACTTGTGTTCATGCAAGGTTCTGAAGGTATAAAAAGAATAGTAGGTACATTTACTAAACTGTTAAGCACACTAGATGGTCAAGGTGGCGGTGATGCAATCACTACAAAATGGGACGGATCTCCGGCTGTATTTGCTGGAACAGACCCACAAGATGGTAAATTCTTTGTAGGCACAAAAGGTGTCTTTGCAAAAACACCAAAACTTAATAAATCTTCACAAGATATTGAAACAAATCATCCTGATACTACGAACAAAGGTGAAGAAGTAAGTAAAGCCGGATTGCGTAGTAAATTAAATTCATCTTTAGAACATTTAAAAGACTTAGGTATTGAAGGTGTATTACAAGGTGACTTGTTATTCACTAAAGGTGATTTGAAACAAGTTAATATTGAGGGCAAACCTCATATTGCATTCAAACCAAATACAATCACTTATGTTGTTCCTGCTGATAGTAAAACAGCCAAAGAAATGATGTCGGCTGATATTGGTATTGTGTTTCATACAAGCTACTCAGGTAATAGTATGGAAGAAATGAAAGCAACATTTGGGTTTGATAGTAGTAAATTAAGACCTTCAAAGAATGTTTGGTTTACTGATGCAAGAATTAAAGATGTAACAGGGCAAGTACAGTTATCTAAAGAGAACAGTGCTAAAATTCGTTCAGCAATTAAAGAATTAAGTTCAATGTCAGTAGATGCTAATACATTTAAAGCATTAAATCAAAAGATTGGTGGTATTGAATTAGTAAATGCTATTAAGGCACATGCTAATGCACCAATTCGTTCAGGACAGGCATTAGAACAAGATGCAAGTAAGTTTGCACAAGACTTTTTAACTTCACTAGAGTCAAAGTTTGATGATGCAGTAGCAAAATTAAAAACAGGACCAGAAGGTAAAGCAGGTCAGGCAAAATTATCGGCTAAATCAGCCGTTTCGGGAATTATAAATAACAATAAGACACAAATCGCTGATATGTATCGTGCATATCTAAAAACTGAGGCAGTTAAAATGATGTTTCAGAAAAAGATGAGAAATATAAAAGCGATTGATAGTTTTATTGAACAACCAGACGGATCATTTAAAGTAACAGATCCAGAAGGCTTTGTCATTGTTGACCATGTTGGTAGAGCAATGAAGATTGTAGATAGATTAGAGTTTAGTGCGGCAAATTTCGCACCGAGAGATTAGATGTTAAGTAAAAAATGTAAACTACACTTAGAAGAAGTCGGTGAAACACGTTGGGAACATTTTAAACATGCAATGTGGGTTTCGTGGCAACTAGAAAAGGCCGCATATGCGTGTTTTATACATGCGTTTGCTCCAAGATGGTTTTCAACATATGCAAGTGACAAATGTAATCAAGTATTACAATCAAGGAAAAAATAATGGAACAGTATAAAGGCAAATTACAATTAGTTAATACACTTACAGAAAGTAGATTATTCAGAACAAAGCAGAATATGAATAGTCTTAACGTTTCAGATGCAGGTGAACTTACGTTTGCTTATCTTATGCAGTTAAACATGATGAATAAAGATTATGAGTTTGCACCATTGGCAAAAGAATATGCTAATAGAACAATAGCATATAGAAACTTTGATTACTTTAGAACAAGTGGTACAGATTTATATGCTACACTACATCGTATGATGGGCAAAGGCATAGATTACACAGACCCAAGAGATAAAATTGCACACGGAAGAATTAATATAAAGAAACAAGACTTGTTGAGATATTTAGGACATATTGGTGCAGGTAAGTCAGATTCAGGGTTTGAACAAAGAATGTTATTAAGATTTCAACGTGACTTAAATGTACAAGATGGCATGTTGAAATCCATGAGAAGACTTATAGGTGATTGGGATAACTTAAATCAGAACCAAAAAGCACTAGTTACTACAAGAATGATGCAGTATACACGTGCAAAAGCAATGCGTAGTGAGTTGATGCCAGCGTTAAAATCGTTTCAAAAGCGTGGAAATTACATGTATAAAGACAAAAAATCAACAAAATCTGTAGTAAAAAGCATTTGGGACAAGCCAATCACTAAAGTAGCGGCATTTGGAGCCGCGGCCGTCGCCGCAAACAAGGCTGGTAAGTTTTTAGGTAAAACTTCTTACCAAAGTACGGATAGAAACAAGGGCAGGGATTTATCTCAGAGATATAAAAAGTCCTCGTAACGCCCGATTTTTTGCAAAAAATGATAAATAAAAGCATAGAGCAATATAAATATGCTCAGTTTTAATTTCATTTAGGAGAACTAAAATGGCAAAAGTACATGAATCATATGACGCAGGTCAGTTTTTAACAGGTAATTTAAATCACTTTACAGTTACAAAAACTGGTATGGCGGCAAGCGACATGAAAGCAATCGTAGAAGGTGCAGGAACACGTGCAACAGTAGTACTATTAGGTGCTATCGATGGTAACGATGTAAGAATCGCAGTAGAAAACAACGGCGCATGGGATGCCGCTGGTTTAGACGCGGCTCTAGGTGCTGACTTCTCAGTGGCTGATTTCGCATACTAATTTTTACCCCCCTGGACGTAAGTCCAACCCCACACTTTGCGTGTATTAAAAGGCTCACTTTATAGTGGGCCTTTTTTTTATTCTAAATACCTTTCATAGATAAATACATATATAATTAAAATATTGGAGAAAACAATATGGCAAAGATACATGGTGCCGCAAGTGCTGGAGAGACTTTAGGCGGTAATATAAATTTTTATACATTATACCTTAGTGGTTTAGATATCACTGCAACTGGTAGTGTAGCAGACCAAACACAACAAAACCTTGATGATGTTGTTAACTTAATTTCATTAGTTGCACAACCAATCATTATGAATAATCCAATCGCAGTTACACTTAATGGTCTAGCACCGTCGTTAACAGGCGCAGGATTTTTATTTAAGTTTGCAGTAGAGCATGGTAGAGTATTCGAAAGAAACGGAGATACTACTTCTGTTCTTAAAGAGTTGTTTGAAGGTATCACAATCGATGGTGTAACACTATCGCACCCAGCTAACATTGAATTTGTAATGTCTGACTTGTTGTAATAATTGAGTTTATCATGGATTGGGAAAAACTGATAGACGCAAGAGTACAAACAACAACATGGGACATGGATAAAGAAGTATCCAAAGATGTTATTGAAGAAATAATGTCAGAGGTACATAAACGTTCTGCCTCAAAACAAAACTTAGTTCGATATAATATACATATATTTGATTGGTCAGATACAGAATTTAGAAATCATTTCAATGAATTTTGTATCAGAGAACCATACAAAATACCAGTAGAATATAACACCCAGGTTCTAGCACCCTATTTGATAATTTTTACAAGAAGAAATGTATACTGGAATAGAGAAGGTGATCCTTCAAAATTAGGACATCCTGATACAGATTTTGAAACACAAGTTTATAATACACATTTTACGAGTTCTATGGAAACAGGGATAGCATCAGCTAATATAATTCTATCAGCAAAAGCAAAAGGATTGGACACAGGTTATTGTCAGTGTTTTAACTGGAATTATGAACATGTTAATGCTATCAAAGAAAAGCTAGAAGTAGATAATATCAAAGATATTTACTTGTCATTAGGTCTTGGATACGGTTCATCGTTAAAAAGAACACTTAATTTACATAAAAATCAATGGGTCAATACGTTTGCTCATGTTGGAAAGATGTGGGATATAGAACGCAAACCAGATAAAGATGAGTATATTAAATTTAGATAGCATATAAAATTTCTGATTATAAATGATAAATACAATCAACGGGACCAGACTTCCCAAGTAGGAGTATATTATGCCAGAAATAGATACAAAACTAGCAGAATTAGAAACAGAGAGTTTAGAAACTCATGTTGCAGTTGCACATGAACGTTTTAAGAACTTAGACACAAGTATCAATAGACTAGAAGGTCTTATTGAAAAAAATGCCGCTGAAACAAAAGAAGGCTTATCTGAACTTAAAAAAATTATTGTTTGGGCTAGTTCTACATTGTTTGCAACAATGCTTTTAGCGTTGTTAACTTCTGTATTTGGAGGCTTAAATTAATGCAGTTGTCCGAAGTATATGATGATGTATTTGAAGCAAAACTTGTTTATGCTCGTAAGGGCAAACAAATTGTGCGTAAATATCGTTGTGGTAGCGGAAGATTAAAAGGTAAAACAGTTTCTAATCCAAGTAATTGTTTTAAACCAGTTGATATTAAAAAAAGATTTACTCTTGCTAGAACAAAAGCAAAAATGGGTGCAAGACTGGCACGTAAGTCAAAAATGACAAGACGTATGAACCCAGCCAGTAAAAGATTAAAAAGTTTGAACAGAAGATGAGGGTAGTAACATGGAACTAAAGAAAGATATTATGAATTCAATGAACGAAGATATTTCTGATAAGATTGCTGACATAGCCGACTTAGTTGGTGAAAAAGAAGAAGTTGTTAGAGATAGATTAAAAACTTTGAACTTCCGTGATTACATTGAACTATCAAAAGCAGTTAAAGAAGTAGAGATGGAAAGAGCAAGAGAGATATTAGGTCTTGGTCTTGAAGAAACAAAGTATTACTATGATGGTAAAGTATCTCTTATATCTCCAGAAGAATTTAAAAAAATTCATAAAGATTTTAAAAATGACACACCAGGCGAAGAACGTATGGTCATTCTAGACCCTGAGTCAGGTGCCACAGTTTCAGTACCAGTTAAATTTATGAATGAAGAAACAGATGAAGTAAACGAAGACGAAAAACAAATAGCAAAAGATATTAACGATTATGTTCAAGACCACAAAAAACATTTTGATGCATATCCAATGGATGTAGAAGTTGATGATAAAGTTTACAACTATGATGAATACTGGAAAATACTAGATAAGTATTATCCAGTGAATGAATATAATCAAGGCGGAACAATGTCTCCAGGCGAGATGAGAGCATCTCAAGGACAAGCACAAGCACAGTCACAAGGTGCCACTAATCCTCAAAACAAAACTAAAAAAGCACAGGCGATGATGCGTTTAGGTAAAAAGAATTTAGGGGGTGCAACTGCACAACAAGCCGCAGATGCACTTGACAAAGCTGGACAAGGAAAGACACTAACACCAATTCAACGTAAAGCAATGGCGCAACAGGCGGCATCAGTTGATGCGTTAGCACAGGATCCAAAGACAGCAACACAGTTTAGAAACTTGTTAAACAAATTGAATAATAAGGGGTAATAGATGAGATTAACAGAAGTTTTAGGCGGAATTTATGTAATGATTACTGAGGAAGAAAACGACTTAGTTGTTAAATACTTCTCAGAAAATGAATATGTAAATGAAATTCAACTATCAGAAAGAGAACAAGTAGTTGCTGATAGATTGACACACAAAGGTGTTCTTATGCCTACCCTAAGAGGCTATAGAACGGTATAACGGAGGACATTATGACGGGACCAACAAGACAAGACGTAGGTGCAATGGCAAACATACTCAAAGCAATGAGCGGAGATAAGAGTGGTTTGCGTGAATCTGCAAAATCGTCTAACACACAGGGAGGGGAAATTGATATTACACCTGGAGTAAAACAGGCAGATGTCAAAGCGATGGAAAACATCATGCGAAATTTTGTTAGTGCAACAACAAATGTTGCCAAGAAAGTTTCAACTACACTGAATGAAGCTACTAAAAAAACCGAAAAAGGGGTTGATGTAGGTATATATTCAGTTATTAAAACAGAAGACGGTGCATATGACGTACTAGATAGTAGAACAAAAGATACATTGTTTGAGGGTCTACGTTTATATAAATGTGCATATGTCATCGTTAAGCATCTAAACGAAGGCAAAAAGATTAATTCAGATGAGATTACTAAGATGATTTCAGCTAATGCAGTCTTTGAAAGATACTATTGTGATGCTCTACAATTCAAATATACATATAAAGTAGCTAAAAAACGTGGTGATTATGGCAAAATGGATATAGCAGAAGCTAGATTCAGCAGATCCAAGGTAGAGGCTGAAAAAGCAAAAGACCGAATCTACGATATATTTGAAGCTACAGAATCTAAAAATACACGAATTTAATTCAAAAAGATAAATACATAATATAACTATTATGTAAATGGGGCAAATACCATGAGAAGTACAAACTTTTTTAAAACAGATACTATATCAGTATCATCACGTTTAAATGACTATCTAAAGTCAAATTTCGGCTATGCAGTTGAAGGTGACATGGATTCATTGCGTGAGGCTAAAGCAAACTTAGAAGCGAAAAAGCGTAATATGACTCCTGACTATCAAAGTAAGGATTATGTTGAAACTATGCTTATGCTAGAAACTGTCAAATCTTTGCTAAAAGTTCACGGTGAACAAGAATTAGCAGAAGGTGGCAAACACAAGTATGTTTCAGACGCACAACGTAAAGCAGTTCATGCCAAGAAAGCCGAAGAAACAAAGGAACCAAAGATGAAAAAACAAGAATCAAAAATCGAAGAAAAAGCAGTCGAGGCTCCACAAAATTTAGAAGAATCACTTTTAGACCAGTTAAATAAACTATTAGAAGGTGATGCGGCAGAGGCTGAAATCACAATGGCGGCACGTGGTATCGTAGATGAACTACAAGACGTTGTTGAAAAATTAGGAAAAATTCAAAACGACCAATTAGGTCCACTAGCAGATGAAATGGCTTACACACATGGACCAGAACAATCAGAGGCATTTAAATCTTCTGTTGATTCAGCAATTTCTAGTTTACTAGATTCTGCACGTTCAACTAAAGATGCAGTTAACAATGCGGCTCTAGTTCTTTCAGGTGAAGCACCGGCAGGTGATATGGAACCAGCAACAGCAGAAGTTGGCGGTGACATGCAAGACGATATGGAAGATGATATCGCGGCAGACCTAGGCGGCGATGAAGCATCAGCTGGTGAAGTTGATGAACCACTTGGCCGTTCGAAAAGAGACTAATTATGAAGGTTGCTAGTCTTTTAAATGAAGACAAGAACTATCAAGCACAACTACGTAATGATTTAAATGCGTATCTTGTTCGCTTGAAAGCAAACGATATTGGTTCCGTAGGCACCGATATGATGGTTGACGAATTGACTAAAATGGGTTACAGCGTAACACCAGAGAGTTTAGTTGATATGTTAGCCAATAGCAAATACATAAGCAAAGTTACTGTAGACACTATTGACTTAAAAGGCGCCCCACCTAGTCAAGGTCAAGATGCAGATAAAGACAGAGAGAAGATTAGTAAACTAGCAGTGAAAACTGCACAGAAGAGGATAAAATAATGCCATTAATTGTAAAAGGTAACACCAACATCGTATCTAAACAAGATGCTCAAAAAAAGGCCGTTGATACATCAGAAAAAGCAAAAGAAAATGGCCTAGAAAAATTATCAGATTCACAAAAAGAAATTCGTCAAGAAATTCTAAACGCTAAAAGACACCGTGAATTTATGCTTAGAGTTCAAAAAGACAAAGCAAAATCTAAAGAACATCAGAAACAAGTTGAAAAAGTTTTAGCAACACCAGAGGTTGTAGTAGAAGCAAGAGCAGAAAAAGCCAAAGTTATCGAAGCAACAAAATCTGTATCTTTAGGTGAAAGACCAGTGTTCGAAGCAATGACTAAAAAAGAATTAGACATTTGGGCAGAAGAAAACTTAGGTATGGCACTAGACCGTAGAAAAACTAAGTCTGCAATGATTGAAGAAATCCAAAAGAATCTCTAATTAACTATTGCAATCTATAACAAAGTGTAGTATACTATTACTATGCTAAAAGAACGATACAATTACCAACCCTTAGAACGAGTCAGTATAGAAGGAAGTAGACACTATCAAACTCCTAATGGCGAACCATTGCCAAGTGTCACAACTGTACTAGACGCACTAAAAGACAAAACAGCATTATATGAATGGAGAAAAAGAGTAGGCGATGAAGAAGCAAATCGCATTACTAAATTAGCCACTGGTATAGGTACTCAAGTACACTTACATGTCGAGAAGTATATACTTGAAGAAAATAGACCAGGTGGTTCTAATCTCATTCATCAAATGGCAAAAGAATTATCAGACATTATTATTGACAAGGGTCTCTCAAATGTAGATGAAGTTTGGGGTACAGAAGTTCCTCTGTATTATCCCGGATTATATGCAGGCACGACAGATTGTGTCGGAGTATGGAAAGGCAAACCTGCTATCATCGACTTTAAGACTACTCGCAAACCAAAAAAACGTGAATGGATTGATGATTACTTTTTACAAGGTGCCGCTTATTCTGCCGCACATAATGAAATACATGGAACAGATATTAAGACTATTGTAATTATGATGATTGGTTGGGATGCCGAAGCAGACAATTTAGGCAATTATCAAGAATTTGTTGTAGAAAACGATGAGTTTGACAAGTATAGTCTTGCGTGGGCAGGCAAGGTTCAAGAGTATTTTGATAAATACATGTAAGTAATTAGGAGTTTTAGATGTCCACAACCAATGTTAAAATCTTATTAAGACGTGGCTTGAGAAAAGATATCAGTCATGATACCCTTGTACCTGGAGAAATGGGCTTTACAGTAGATACGAACCAATTATATATTGGTATTGAAAATGCTATTGACGAAGTTCAGTTTGATCCATTTGCGAATGCACAAGCGACAATTCAATCTTGGTTGAATAGTGTTGATAACCCAGAACCTGGATTAATAGTTGACGAAGATTTAATTATCAGAGATGTTCAAGATATTGATAAATTGTTATCTAAAATGCATTACTTTGAACAAGTGATAGTTTTTGACTCAGTTGAAACATTTACAGCAGGCGAAACTCTATATCAATATGTAATAGAAGATGAAACAGAAACATTTACATCAATCGCGGATCAGACAGATTTTACAATTAATAAAGATTTAACTCCAAAAACTCTTTGGAGTGTATCAACAGTAAAAGTTGACGGTACGGTCATCCCCCAACAAGAAACAGATGCACAAGGCATCACAACTGACAACTATACAGTGACAGGACAGGTTGTTAAATTCAGCAACGATGGATCTGTTGCGTTAACAGGTGGTGAGACAGTTGATATAAATCTAATTAAACACTCAATATATACACAGGGTGAAATACTATTATCTTATACTGATCCAGTAGCAGGAACAACTACAACAACAGTAAAAGTATCTGAACCATCGTTAGACCCTTATTCTAATCCATATATGAATGGATTTTATAAAGAAACAGTAGCAAATGAAGATGATTATTATTTCTCTACGCAATCTACTGGAACAGTCGAACCTACAAAAGCTACAACTATTTCAGTTGCAAGTGAGTTCTTAGGTGGATTATACGGTAGGTCAAGAAAAAATACAGAAGTTGTAACTGAAAACTCTTTCAATAATATGTTTGCTGACCAGCATCTTGTTTCACAAACCGCCGCATCAGGATTACGTTCAAGTCTATTTAAAAAAGAATTAGATGGAACAACAGGAACATTTATGTCATGGGATAAAAATATATGTACTTCATTCTTTATTGATTATTCTTTAGTTCAAACAAATAATGCAAGTAAGTTTGT